TGTTCCTGCTACTGCCACACCATTCCCAATTACATCTAAATCTGTTGAAGTTAATATTGAACCTGAATCTCCACTGGTCGATTTGTCAAATCCTATTAGTTTATTGTTTAATTCTGTTTGTGTAAATGTTCCATTTACAGCTTCAGAAGTAGCTCCTACTGCAACTCTAACAAATGTAATAGGTCCTTTTGTTCTTAAAATTTTCTTTGCAGTTATTGTAGACAAATACTCATATTTGTTACTACCACTTGTAAATACACTACCGAATATACTTTGTAGTTCATTTGCATTTTGTATTACGGTTGGAACTAAAACAGGCCCTTTTGAAGCAGGTCCAATGATAGCTGCTCCTATTTCACCTAATGCGGCTGGTAAAAATGATGCGTCTATTTCATTCGTAAGTACGCCTGGACTGATTAATTTTTTTGCCATTAAAGATTCTCCTATCAGATTAAATTAAAACAAAGAGTGAGTAATTAAACTCACTCTTTATTTAGTTTATATTACTCTGGAAACGCTGCTCCAGTTGGTTGTATTGTGAAATCCAATATAATAAACTCAGCAGTCCTTGTAGGCTGTAAGAATATTTGACCTATCAATTGATTTCTATCAATTGTGTCAGGTGTGTTATTGGTTTCGTCCATTACAACTTTAAAGGCACTTAGTCCACTTTGTGATTGAACTTGTTCTAAGAATGGATTCACTATGTTTAGGAATCTTTTTCTTAATTGTTCATTGTTTTGTTCAAACACTAAGAACCTAGATGAAGAAGCGATAAACTTCTTAACTCTGATTAGTAGTCGTCTTACATTGATTCTATCAAGAGCACTTGATTTCTTCTGAAGTGTTTTTTGACCGAATACCGTTACACCTTGTCCAGGGAAAGTAGCAATCGGATTAACACTTGAATCATACAATGTATCTCTTTGACTTAACAATAGTTTTCTTTCAGCTTGAACAACCGTATCAAGTCCACCTCTATTAAGTCCTGCAGGGGCAAACCATGGATGAGCAACTTTATCATTAAATGCATAAACACCACCCAATACTACTGAAGGTGGAACCCATCTGTAAGCACCATTGTTTCTGGCATCTTGAATTTGAACCCAAGGCCAATAAACAGCTGCATAATTTGAATCAATTGAATCTGCTTTAGTATTTACGGTTGCAACAGATGAACCATAATTAACAGGGTCGATTATTGCAAAACAATCTGCTCTGTTTTCACATACATCAATTGCTTTCTTAATTAATGAATCATTATTTTCAATGTTCAAACCTGGTAACATCATCAGATTAATATCATATTCATCTGCATTAGCCATCAAATTGATTGCATCTTCATAAGCAGTTAGTGATTCTCCTGATGAAGCATTAATACCTTGTGTATTTCCTGATATTATATCATCATAGAAAGCTGCTCCAGATACAAAAGTTGTTCCTTGACCGTTACCAAACGAATCAAAACTTGAGAATCCTGCACCACCACCTATAAATGAAGCACTTTGTGCACTTGGTAAAGAACCTGTATAATTCCCATCTGTTCTTGCACCATTTTCATCTAAATAATTAGGTGTTGCTTTGTGGACCGTTTTAACTCTGATGAATTTAGATTTATTTGGAAATTCACCTGATGGTTTAATATAAGGTTCACTGGTACCAGAACCATTTAATGTCATATCTTGGTTACCAATTATTCTTTCAATGTAATTGCTTGCATTAGGGTCTAATGAAAGATTATTGAATTGTTCTAATACTGATTTTCTTTTAATCGTATCACCACCACTTCTAACAGATATATTAAATGTACCTCTTGCAGTATTCACACCTGTAACTTCAACTCTGTAGTTATCAGAAGAACCTGATGTCAATATATTGTTTGTTCCTGTTGTAGAACCTGAGTGATTAGTATAAGATGTTGCTGTACCACCAAAGTTGTTATAGACAAGACCATCACCTATTGTTTCGATAGTTATAGACTTTACACCACCAAGGGATGTTCCTGCACTATAATTTCCGTGTCCAACATCATTACCTACTTTTGAAGCATATAATTCTGCCGAAGCTGGAGTAGCAGTAGCTACTCTAACAACGGTCAATGGACCACCATTGGATAAATATTGTTCTGCTGTATGAGAGGTCAAATATTGATAATAATTTGAACCACTCCTGAATGTTGTACCAAATGTTGCCTCAAACTCTGCCATTGAATTAACAACCATTGGAACTAAAGCTGGTCCCTTAAAGGTTGGTCCTATCACCACTGCACCTATATCACCTATAGCTGCTGGTAAAAAGGATGCATCGATTTCGTTTGTAAACACACCTGGAGAGACTACTTTTTCTGCCATTGAATTTCTCCTAATTGAATTGTAAAATTGTTAAAAAATAAATTGTACGATAACGCATTATATCATCATATATAAATATGTTAAATATATTGCAAACAATACTTTTTTTATTTTATTTACTGAGAATCTTCGGTCGGAGTAAATGTTCCATTTTCTATGTTTAAAGTACCCACACCGTATTTATCTTGAATTGATTTTACTAAGTCAGTTTCTGCTGTTTGAGTTTTTTCATACTCTGCAGTTAAACTTTCATAGTTAGAATCAATGTTTTGAAGTTGTTTTTCTAAATTTAATTTAGTTAGATGAAGCTGACCAAAAGCGCTTTGGATATCAACATAATTTTTTCTAATATCCTTAACTTTTGTTATTTCTTCTTTTGTTAGTGTCTTTGTGTTTGGCATTGTAACCTCCGTAGTTTTAATAAAATCTGTATATATAAATATATAGTTTTTTTGAAAACCGTTAAGCTTTTATATAATTGTTTCAGAAAAATGAATTTTTCCGATACTTCTGGTTTTTTGTAAATTTGAAATTTTATTTGTAACAACAGAATTGTATTCTTCTGGCAATAATGAGGCTCTACTATTAACTGAAAAGGTTGACTTGATAAATCTTTCACCGTTCCTATTCATCTCTGAAGCATCTGATATATTCTCAATCAACGAAAAGAATTTTCTTTCTTGCCCGTCTCCCCAATATTGATTATTAAACTCAGTAAAAGCTTCTACTAAACCATTCATTTGTGAAATAAAATTAGTCCATATAACAAATTCATAATTTATATTTACAAAATTAGGTGGTGTTGTTACTGCAAATTCAGTAATAGGCATTTGTCCTTGTAGAACTGCAAATCTATCATATTGATTAGTCTTTGACCATTGTTGTGATACTACGAATTGGTCTGCATTTCTTTTTAAGTCGTGTTCCATACCATTGATAAAATCACTATTTTTAGAAACCTCTGTCCGTTTAAGCATAATTAAAGGTAATAGTAGGGTACCATTTTTATCTTTCAATATACCTTTTTTTCTAGCTGCAACCCATCGTTCCTCGTTACCATACATAACTGGCACTTTAAATACTTCATTATTCTCTTTAAATGAGGGTCTAATTATATTTTTTACATAATTAATAATTGAAGTATCTACATCCTCTAAAGTAACTGAATAATTCTTTGTAAAATCTGCACCCGGTGTAAATGATTGTTCTGCATTTTCAGAACGGGATACATTAGGTCTATTTTCTAAACCCTTCGTAGAAGTTTGATTGGCTCTATTGATAGATTCTTTACTAACAAGTTGTTTATTTGTAATAGGTTTAATTGCCATTATTTATTCCTCAATGCTCTTAATTTATTGACCTTATTATTTACTTTACCTTTTTTAACATTATCTATTTTTACATTTGCATCGTCTGCTTTAGATAAGAATACATTTCGTTTAATGTCAACTTCTACCGAAGCATCATTTATATTTATATTACCATTTTGAACTTTAATATTATCGAGTTTCCCCATCATCGTACTCATCATATCTTTCATTTCCTCACCATAGACATTAGTTGCAGGTTTTATATCACCTTGATAAACTCCATTAGTGTTATTCTTTGCACTATTGCCATTAACGATAGGTTCTGGTTTTACCACAACCGGTTCCGGCTTAAAATTCGGACTTTTAGTGTCGTGTTTAACGATTCTTTTAGATGTAATTAGTTGAACTGCCATTATCTTCTCTTATACATTGTTACAGCTTTTTTGAATGCTGGTGAGTTCATTTGTTCGTATACTTCTGATAATCCTTTTATTTTAGATTGTAATGGTGATTTATCTCTATATAGATGATACATCAATTTTTCAATACCACTTTCATATCCTAAATCATTTAAAGCTTTTCCAACATCTCTTTTAATTACTTTTTCTAATAATTTTAAATTGTATACCCCGAGTCCAGTTACTGAAACGGTTGGATTCTT